CTTCTTATGCTACGTTCAATCTGGTGGCTTTATAGCAGTCAGCGCACATTCCCTCATGGGCATTCGCAAACTCTGCCGCCTGCATGATAGAGCCATCTTTCAGCTTTACTCGTTTGATGGGCTGGTTACAGCGGACACAGATGCAGGGCATGGGCGGCTGTTCCTGCTTCTGACTGGTGGATTGCGGCTTCGTTTGCTTTTGGGATTCTGCATCTGACTGCTGTGCAGCATCTTCCGGCAAATCCTCCCCGGCATAGACATACAGGCCAAGGCCAAACATCGCCAAATTTTTTACCAGACAGCGCATGATGGCCTTGTTTACATCAAACATGGAAGCGGCTTCTACGGTGCGTTCTTCCATGCCGACTTTCTCACGGCGGCGCGTCTGCTGGTTATATTCCCATTTCGGGGTGGTGTAGGTGTAAGGCACAGCTTTCATGGCCTTGTTTGCGCCATCCAGTACAGGCAGCCACATCTCATGCGAAACGCCCTCAATGGTAACGGATGTATAGACCATGAATCCGGTGATAGGATCATAGACATAGGGCAAACCGTTGAACTTTTTGACCTCATAGCTGGCAGAAGGATACAGCTTCTTCACCTCTGCCCAAGCATACGCCCAGCTCACATATTTCAGTTCAGTATTTCCAGACTTTTTGACTTCCACATGGTCTTTGAAGTCGATGCTAAATAATTTTACGAACGGATTTTCAGTAGCCATAATAAACCTCCCATAAAAAAGACGGCAGGAAATTACTTTCCTGCCGCCATATCCAAAACTTATGCCGCATGAATGATAGTAAATCTGCGACTGCTCACATTTTTACTGTACCGATTAAAAATGTCCGGCTGTTCTTTCTTCAACCGCTGGGAATCCACACGCTTACTTTCAGAGGACACCCACGACACCTTATAGCCGGGAGCTGTACCGTAGGCGGCATCCTGCATTTCCAGCTTCACTTGCTGTTCAATCGCAGTCTTTTCCTGCTCCAGCTGTTCGATTTGGTCAGAAAGAGACTGTCGTTTGTCCAGCAGGTCACGAACTGCATTCAAATCAGCCGTTTTGCTTTTATCATCGTCAAAATACATCTGGTTGATTTGCTGTGTATCTCCCTCGCTTCCGGTAGGTGTAGGCGCAATCTCAGGCATCACATTGTACTTCCAAAAATGCTCTTCTTCGGCAATGAGATTATCCAAAACAGCCTTATCACTGATAATTTTATGAATTACCAGCTCTTTTCCGAAAATCAGAGCAGCAATATACCAGCAGTCGAAACCACTGACGGCCAGATAATGATTGACCTGCGCCATGTAGTGTACAGGAATTTTACCATCTGCCCACTTATCCGCAGAGAACGGTGAAACCGTCTTGCATTCCAATCCTGCTTTCTGTCCAACGATCAGGCGGTCAAAATCCGCCAGAAGAAGCGGATGTTCCTCGTTCTGGTAGATAGCATTGGCTCTGCGAACTTTTAGCCCAGTGGCTTCGGTGAATCGCTGTGCCACATACTCTTCCAAGTCCCGGCCCTGCCGCATAGCTTCGCTGTCGATATTTTCAATGGTATCGCTGATTTTATCGTGATACACCTGAAATGCAGAGCGGTACGGATTCAGGCCCAAAATGGCCCCAGCATCCGTGCCAGTGATACCACACTTTCGATAGCGCAGCCACTCTTCTTTGGACAGATTTATTGTGGAAATCAATCGTTTCATGCAATATTCAACTCCTGCTTCATATTTTTATCGGTGATTTCAAAATCGTATTCCACCAAGTCCTTCATAATAGTAGAAAACTCGTCCACCAAAGTGCGGTCATCATCCAGCCACAGGGCATACAGGAAATTCAGAATGTTCCGCTGCACCCGGAGATGGTTCCAGAAACGCTCGTCCATTTGCTTTTCGGTGTCCAGCGTAATCAAGGCACTGACAATGGTGCTTTTCATCGTGATCTCGTATGCCGTGGTGCAAGTAGGCTTTGGAAAATCGGCTTCGATGCTGTTCAGGAACTCAGAAAATTCCCGGACAGCCCGATTGCTCACATCGTTCATGATTCGCTCCTTTATGCTGCGGCCAGCACCATCTTATAAGCTTTATCAATCATCGGATTGCCCTCTGCGGTGCGCAAAAACAGATTTTCATTGTAGTTCCGGGTCTTGCGGATGGGGTCTGCATGGGTGGCAAAATCTGAAACAGCGTTCACAAACCGCCAGCCGTTCTTTCCGACCCACTCCAAATCAGGTGCGTTATAATAGCGAGCCTTCAAATCTTCCTGCAAGCGCAGGTTGTTCTTCCGTTGGCCATCGGTCAGATCTTCGGCGACAGGGAAGAACTCGTTGATAAACTCCTGCACCTTGCGGTCAGACAGCTTGATGGTGGTCAGCTCATGGATGCCTTTGCCCAGTTCCCCCATATAGCTGTTGGCAAGCTGCAAGGTTTCACGAGCGTCCTGCACCCGGAGCAGAACATTTTCGGTATGGCGAGCAGTCCAGATGCGCTTTGCAGTACCCAAAGCCAAATTCAAGGTGTTCTGGCAGACCACACGAACCGGGGTCATAGCGACCTTGACACCAGAGCTGCCATCGTGACTGTTGAAGAACACAAGATATGGGGTCACTTCGTCACCGGCGATGATGTACTTCTCCGGCAGCTTTGCCAGCATCCAGACTTTCTTGCCGCCCTGCAAAGAACCGGCAGTTTCATAAGTAACGCCCTCACCCAGCAGGTCATCGGTAAACTGAAATGCTTCTTCGTTCTGCACAATGCGGTAGCGGTCAGACACAACACCAAGCACGGCATCATCTGTACTACGGACATTAGCACGATAGCCGGGGATCATAGCACCAGTGCCAGAATAGATATTGCGGCTCTCCACCTGCCAATCCAGACCAGCCAGCTCCAAGGCTTCACGACTTGCAGGGGCATCCATCACGATACGGCCAAGACCGTGCCAAGGGGTCTCACGGACAGAGAACATGGTTTCAACATTTGCAGACATCCTCCTGTTCCACATTCTCATATTGAGATTGCAATTCTGCAATCTGCGCATCCAATCCCTTCCGCCGCTCTGCCAATTCCTGTTTTGTGATGATTCTGTCTGCACACAGGTCTATGTACTTATCCAGACGCTCCCTCTGTCTGGCGATGCTGTTTTCCAGCATCGCCTTTCTGGAAATGCGGACAGTCTTTTCTTCTGCCATGCAGCGGTTCAAAATTTTATAGACCTCTTTGACTGTTTTGCCCTTGTCAAAGGTGAGATGTTCAAATACCTTTGCTGCCATCAAGTCCAGCTTCCACTCACAGATTGCTCTGATTTGGCAGCTAATTCCCAAGTCCAAGCCATGCTCCTGCAAATAGCTGATGCTTGGCCTACGGGTACGGCGATAACACTGAAATCCATGAACTACTGCACCATCCCGATTTACACGCCACTTGAACTGGATAAATCCTGCGCCACAGCTGCACCGCAGTTTTGCCGTCCAGACTGACTTTGGTGTATTTCTCATATACTTGTGCTTTTTTCCATTTTCATCTATTACCCGTGTTGATTTCGATGCCAAAATTTGCTGACATCTATCCCACATTTCTTCTGATACCAAAGGCTCAAAGTCGCCTTTCACATAGATGTAGCTGCTCTCGTCCAGATTTTTAACACGTTTCTGCGTCAAATATCCGTCGCTGTGGGATTTATTGTAACAGATGCACCCTTTATAGGTTGCATTATGTAGAACTCTGCTCACCTTGGAAGCGTCCCACGAAACATGGCCGCCTGCATCCAATCGGCCAAGGCGGTATAATTCGTTTACGATTTTAACCAACCCATTTTCCCCGGTAGAATACATTTGGAAAATCAGTCTTACCGTTTCAGCTTGGTCAGGGTCAGGAACATAGGTTCCGTTCTCCCTGCGGTATCCTAAGATGTTTCCGCTGCCATATAAAACGTGCTTCTCCCGGCTGATTTTCTGCCCAGCCTTCACGCGCTCTGAAATTTTGCGACTCTCATCTTGTGCCATAGAAGACATGATCGTCAGCCGAAGTTCGCCATCGTTGGTCGCCGTGTTGATACCATCGTTGATGAAAAATACGTCCACCCCACGTGCTTTCAACTCCCGTGTGTAGGACAGCGTATCAACTGTATTTCGTGCAAAGCGACTCACTTCGCGAGTAATGATTAGGTCAAATTTGCCCTTCTGAGCATCTTCCATCATGCGCAAAAACTCTGGCCGCTTCTGTGCTTGTGTTCCGGTGATGCCTTGGTCTACGTAGACCTCCACGATTTCCCAGTCCGAATGCCGGGAACATTCGATTTTATACCACTCCAACTGATTTTCTAGTGCGTTGATTTGCGCTTCATGTTCGGTTGAAACACGAGCGTACACGGCTACTCTCATAAAATTTAACCTCCACTGTCTCTGACTCTTTTCTGCGGCAAAAAGAAAGGCTCTGGCAGAATCCCCTCCACCAGAGCCTTTCTCTGTTGTTTACGAAGCCTTAGCAGGCGGTTCCTCCTCCTGCTCACGCTTCATCCGAAGGAAGTTCTGATAGGTGGGCAGGTTGATTACCCCTGCTGCAAAGAGAGCTTCCACCAGACAATAGGCCATCGCCTTTTCGTCAATTTCCAGCATTGTGATACCTCCCTTGGTTATCGTTAATGGTGCTTAGAGTCAGAGGTATAACGTATCATCGAAGAATCAGAAGTTACGGACGGAGCTTGATTCCTTGGAAAGCAGATACCGGATTCTTTCGGACAATCATATCCTCTCCTGTACACCGGGAACGAGTATGCTTCAGCCCCATTTGGGTAAGTCCTTTTGTGAACGCCGTTTGGCTACACGCCCATATATCCTTCTCCTTGCAGTAGTCAAAGTAGGCATTATACAGGTCTTCTGTAGCAGTCACCGCTTTCGGCTCGCTCATATCACAGCTTTCCTGTACAAATTTTCCTACGGTCTTCGCAATAGAGTCTCTGACAATGCACTTTGCGTCGTCCACCTGCGGAATTTCTGGGAACTTGTAGTTAAGCTTCACCAGTTTTCGTGCATAATGCAGGGACTTGGTAACAATGGCATCTCGCTCATCCCAGATTTTATCCTCCAAGTAAGGGTCCTGCTGGTCATCCGGGATGGATTCATTGAAAGGAAGAAACACAATCCGTTTTTGAAGAGCATCGTCCTCACCGTCAATACAAAGTGGATAATTTCCGGCAAAGACAAACTTAATTCGCCTTGTTAATGTTACTGGGCTGAGATATTTGCGTTGCACCGTAATAGAGTCTCCGCCTGTAATCTGTTTAAGCCGTGAAGCTACTTCTGCATTGAGCTTCGCATTTGGCATATCCAACTCAAGATTGATTACCGCATTAAGGAAAGACATTGATGAAAACGTTCCTTTCATTTCTTGAAGTCGCAGATTACCGACACTTTCCTTCGGATATAACCGTTGGATAAAGTTACCCAGTACGCTCTTGCCGCTGTCTCTGGCATAACCCATAACAATGAAGAACTTGCCTCGTGCCGGATAAATCATCAGGTATCCAATCGCCATCCAAAAACGCTCCTCCAGTTGAGGATTTCCATGCGTAATCTGCTTTAAGAAGCTATTGAATACCGGACATTCTGCCGATTCATCGTAGCTCGCCTTGATATAGGTAAAAATCAACCGTCTTGGGTCATGCGGCTTCAGCTCTTTCTTCATCAGATCATAGACGCCATTTTCTAAAGGTGCATGGATAGATTGGTTCTCTGGCTCACTACGTTCCAATTCCGGATCAGTGGTGCAACACTGATACAAGTCTTTGTACGCATATAGACTCGGCTCGTTGTTAAGGTCATAGTCCACGTATTTTCGGTAGAGTTTTATCAGCTTCTCAAGGCCGATTGCTTCATAGTAGTAACCGTTGTAATAGTACAACACATCTCCACAGACAACGATGGGAACATATTTTTTGAGCTTTTGAACCATCTCCACAATCGATCGCCGTTTTGAGGTTTTCAGCCCAGCTGATTTTGTCGATTGGGCATCGGCGTGTTTTCTCGTTGTGTTTAATGTGTCCTCATTTTTCGGAGACTCTATAGCGGCTGCATTAGAATCTTCAAACGGATTAGGAGTCCACTTTTCGCTGTCCGTGCTTGTTGTCTTGTATCGTTCAGCATCTCGTCTTGCCTTGATTTTGTTGCGTATCGCCTCCTTTGCAGAAAAAGTGGTCTGTTGTTCAACTCGCTCTCCCATTGCACAAAGCTCGTCAAGCGATGGAATGGCTTCCTCGCTCTTCAAGCTCCCCTCTCGTAATTCGCCAGCTTCGTCCTTGATTTTTAGAGCAAGCTTCCGCTGCTTCTCCTCTTGCTTCCGACGAAATTCATTCTTTCTGTTACCGTTCAGATTATTCATGGTTCGTACCCTCCGAAGTAGCATTCTGGAAATACATCTGGTCAATCAGCTTTTCAATAGGATTCCGATTAAGGTTTCCAGAGAGGAGATAATCCATTCTGGTCAAGCCCTCATTCTTTCCATCTCCGACCCAGAGATACCCCATCTCTTCATCGCAAGCGTGTACCATCAGCTCGTAAAAGCCATCCAGTTCGAATTCGTCTGAACTGTCAATCACAATAGGCGATTTCATTTGTCCTCGAACAAAAACGCTCCCAGAGATTTGGCCAGATTTTGAAGTTTTTGCGCTGAACTGAAGCGGAAAATTGCTTGTTCCGTCATCACTTTTCCAGCCGCATTTTACAAACAGTTCTCCGTTCTTTTTGATAATCACCTGAATTTCATTGAGCGGATAAGCTTCCTTGTTTTCGCGGACAACAGGTGCATATTTTTCCGGCATTACGGCAATACCGGCATAGTTGTCCTTGCCCTTAAAAACTTTATTCAGCCTGTCGATGTGTTCATCCAACATTTCCTGTTGGTCCCGGCTCAGCTCTCGAATCTCGTTTTCGCAATTCTTCTGTAGCATAATAAATACCTCGCAAATCAACTATTTTTGTGATTCAACGTTGGTCACGTCGTCATCACGCCAATTATTATAGTTTCTCATCACACATTCAAAAAGCCCCACGCACCCCCCTTTTTTCGGATTTCTCGCGCTTTTTTATTAACACTTTATTCACATTTCAAAAAAAGACTAACAGAACCATTGCGTATCGCTTTTAATACTACGCAATGGTTCTGTTAGTCTTTTTGAGAACTAGCTTAGTAGTTCTTTTTGCTTATAGACAATCTTCTATATTGGTTCCATTCATTTTACAATCTATCTCGCATAACTCGCTCACACAGTCAATCACCTTTTCGTTACACTCTACGAGTGCTTCTAAAATCTTATCATATGTTTCTCTATTTACTAAATTTGCTCGTGGAAAGTGCTTCTCACATAACCGCAACTCTAAGTCTAGCTCATTGAATACTATCCATCCTCCACATTCGGTCAAATATGAATCTTCTTCTACTTCATCTGGCGTTTCGGGTGGATATAATGAATCCAGTCTACTCTGTGCAGTTCTTTTAAGGCTGGTTTTAATCCATTCATTTTTTTCTAGTGAACGAAGCCCACGAACTATCATTTCCTTATAGTAATCGTCCAATTCTATTTCTTGTTTTTTTCTTTTATTGTGCTCCTCGTATTCTATATGTACGTGCTTTTTTTGTGCACCCGTTATATTACCGATCTCTCTGTCATCTATGATCGTTTTAAGATCGCCCACATCAGTTTTTAATAGCTCATCAAAGAAAACGACATTTGACGCACTGAGCAAATCATTTTTTCCAAGTTTGATTTTCTGATCTTCTTCTGGTTTGGTCGTCCCAAATAAAATAATATTTAATCTTCGTTTTAATTGATCTAATATGTTATTTTCAGCGTTTCCTTCACCGCCTTCAAAATCTGTTTTCATTTCAGTTTGAGCCTTTGTAACTGCCTGTTTAAACTCATCCGTTGTAATTTCTTTGTCGCCATACGGCGATAAGTCCACCCCGTGAAGTTGTGCCCAGTATCTTAAAACGTATTGTCCCAATTTAATACAACACTTATTTTTTTCCGCTTCATCATACTTTATTGAAACTGCAAACCAAGGACTATTTAACATTTCTCCAAGGCCACCTAAATTTTCCTCCCATCTCTTCTTGAACTCTTCCAATTCTTTTCGTTTCATAACTTTCCTCCTAATATACAAAAACCTCCCCGGCAAAACCATTCAGTTTCACCGGGGAGGTTTATCATACGCTTATCTTCCCACGTTTTGCACGATTAGTGCATCTTCATGCAACAATCTTACTTTCTGGGATTTTTGATAGCAGCCTGAGCGGCAGCCAGACGTGCGATAGGCACACGGAAGGGAGAGCAGCTGACGTAGTCCAGACCGACATTGTGGCAGAACTCCACGCTCGTGGGATCGCCGCCATGCTCGCCGCAGATGCCCAGGCCCAGATCGGGACGGGTCTCGCGGCCGTCGTGGGCAGCCATCTTGACCAGCTTACCAACGCCGATCTGATCCAGATGCTGGAACGGATCGCTCTCGTAGATCTTGTTCTCGTAGTATGCGCCCAGGAACTTGGCGGCATCATCACGGCTGAAGCCGAAGGTCATCTGGGTCAGGTCGTTGGTGCCGAAGCTGAAGAACTCAGCTTCCTTGGCGATCTCGCCGGCAGTCAGGGCTGCGCGGGGGATCTCGATCATGGTACCGACCTGATACTTCATCTCAACGCCGGCAGCAGCGATCAGCTCGTCTGCGACCTTGACCACAACGTCCTTGACGAACTTCAGCTCCTTGACCTCGCCGACCAGCGGGATCATGATGTGCGGGGTGATCACATGACCGGTCTCAGCAGAGACGTTCAGAGCAGCCTTGATCACAGCGCGGGTCTGCATCGCAGCGATCTCGGGGTAGGTAACA